TGTACAGTTCTGTGCCACCTCTCATCTCTGGGGCTGAGGCTCGCAGAATGCTCACTTCTCTCGGGTTCACGTTCACCGAAGAGGGTGTTCTCACTGGGGAGATACAGCGTGATCTCACTACTACTGCGGACGCTGAGGCATCCCGCATCTTGGGAGGCGTGAGTGGCCCGTAAGACTGTCTCCGCTTGGCAGCAACGACATGCCCGTCGCGGGCAGAAGTCACTTATGCGCCTCATCGCTGGTCAGGATGAAGAGATTCAGCGCGCCATTCTTGAGGCAGCCAAGCAGGCAGAACGACAGATTGCTTTGTTGCCAGGAGAAGGAGTCGGTGCGGCTGTCCGTGAGTACCAGTATCAGCAGATGCGTGCATCCTTGTTGAGTCTTGCCGATGATCTTTGGGGCGATCAGTTGGCGGCAATCATCACCGAGAATGCCACGACAGCCGCTCAGTTGGCCGCGAACAACTCCAAGGACATCTTGAGCATCATCGGCAGAGGTCTGAAGCCTGGACAGGCCAATCTGCTGATGGCATCGATGCAGTCATCCGCCACGTCAACATTCGACAACCTTGTCTCACGGATGGTGAACGACATCAATCTCAGTCCAAACGTCTTCAATGCTGAAGCATACATGACGGGCAAGATCGACGACATCGTGAACAAGGGCATCTTGCTTGGACAGTCGGCTGATGAGATTGCAAAGAACGTGACGCAGTTCATCAATCCGAATGTCAGCGGTGGTGTGAAGTATGCAGCCCATCGTCTCGGTCGGACTGAGCTGAACAATGCATACCACGAGACCAGCATCCGCTCCTATCAGGAGTCACCGTATGTGGATGGTGTGAAGTGGAATCTCAGCGGAAGCCATCCGACTCCTGATGTGTGCAATGAGTACGCGACGGAGACCAGCTTCAAGCTAGGCGAAGGAGTGTACCCACCAGATTCAGTCCCCGCCAAGCCACATCCGAACTGCTTCTGCTATCTGACGCCCATCACACCGGACCCCGATGAGTTTGTCAATCGAATGCTCAACGGCGACTACGACTGCTCGGTGGTGAACGCTTGATGGCCGTTTGCGCCACCGGCATCGATGCACCGGTGAGCGATGCACGGTACAATGGTGCTCAAGAGTTCGGTTCGTTTGATGAGGCTGATGCATTTGGAAAGCGAGAATGGGAAGACATGAATGAGCTGAGTGACAAGGAGCAGATGTCGCTTGTCTCGTACACCGAGGACTCTGCACCATTCAACAGCTCTCTGAGATCTGGCACTCAGATCCCGGATGAGTTTGCACAAGAGGCAGCGACCATCGACAAGGTGATGAGATGGAATGAGACGCCAGAGGACATCATCGCTCACCGAGTGGTGGGTCGTGAGTTTGTGGACTTCACAGAAGGAACGGTCTTCACAGATGCAGCATACACGTCAACCACCATCGCGCCAGAAACGATTCTCAGCGAGCTTCTTGAGATGAGGCCTGAGGACATTGTGTGCGACATCTTCATCCCAAGGGGAACCAAGTCCTTGTACATGGGAGCTCTGTTTGAGGACTACAATGTTGCGGAGCTTGTTCTCGCAAGAGGGATGAAGTTCCGAATTCGGAAGCGGTTGGCCAACAAGATCATCTTGGAGGTGGTCCCGTGAAACTAGGCTCTCGAATGCCGAGCAAGAAGGACCTCCGAAAGAAGATGGGTTGGACCAATGCCAAGGAGGTGAAGCTGATTGCCACAACAGGTCAGGTGAAGCAGATGGAAGAGTCCGACAAGCAGAAGGAGAGATAAGCATGGCTGAGCTGCGCTCAGGGTGGCACCACGGGATGTTCGGGTACTGGCGTGCCAATGGCACGTTCATGCCCATCATCGCTGGGGCTGCGCCCGACGATGACGGTGACGACTCTGGTGGCACCGATGATGAAGAAGATGATGAGTCTGATGATGAAGAGGAAGACAGTGGTGGCGGTGACATCAAGGATCCTTTGGCCAAGCTCAAGGCAGAGTCTGAGAAGAACGAACGACTCAGCCGCAAGTTGCGCAAGGCAGAGGCAGATGCAGCTGACTCCGCCAAGAAGCTGAAGGATGCAGAGGACGCCAAGAAGTCGGATCAGGAAAAGTTGGCCGAACGAGCTGATGCGGCTGAGAAGCTCGTCGCCGATCTGGAGAAGCAGATCGACATCAGCACCAAGCGGCTGGCTCTGCTTGACAACGATGACTTGGCCTCTCTGTCACCTGGTCGGCGCAAGCTGGTGCTCAAGCTCATCGACATCGACGACCTCGAGATCGATGACGACGGCGCCAGCAATGCCGATGAACTGGTGGAGGATGTCAAGAAAGCGGCTCCAGAGCTGTTCGAGAGCACTGATTCTGAGGGCGATGACGAAGAAAGTGATGAAGAGGACAGAAAACGCAAGCAGCGCACAGCATCCCCGCCCAAGAAGCGCAAGAAGTCTGGGGAAGTTGACCGAGCATCGCTCGAACAGAGGATGCCGCACCTGGCAAAGCACCGCTAACAAATGCTTTCCAAGTGGGCGGGGAAAGTAGTAGAGTTCCCGACCATAGAGAAGGTCTGCGATCTTCTCCGCCTGCGGCAGCAAACGGATCTGCGATCTGTTGTCCTTTATTGGGAAGAGACGGAGGAGAACGCTCATGGCTAGGTTCGACAAATACGAACCATATGCCGGCGGTTTCCGTGCAAAGCTCGCCGCGAACTGGGCTGCCGCTGATGGCACTCCAGTTGCTGTGGGTCTTGATGCGTCCGGTCTGGTAGTGCCCGGAGCGGGCACCACTGGAATCGTTGGCATCGTTGTGCTTGTGGTCAACCACAAGGGCATCGGTGACACGGTGGACGTCATGACCTCTGGTGAGATTGTGGAAGTCGGTGACACGGGCTTCACTGGCCGTGCTGCTGGCATCCCGGTCTACGCTGTGCCTGCTTCCGGAGCTCTCACCAACGTGGCCACAGCAAACGTGAAGATCGGCCATATGGTGGAGAGCGATCGTCTCGTCGTGCGCAAGGGTGCCGCAGCCGGCACTGGCGCTTAGAGGGAGGTGTGATGACATGAGTGAGCTGTTGAAGAAGCACTCCATGGATCGCCTCCTGATCCCGGCGAGTGCAATCGAACCAGCCGGACTCAAGGACCTCATCGCTCTCGGGTTCATGCCTGAGATCGCTGGTGGTGCTCGAGGATTCAACCAGTCGGGTGACGTGGTCACCGAGACTGCAGACGGACGGCCGCTCAACGATCTTTGGAACGAATACCAGCAGGCTCTTGGCCTGTACAACGCACAGCGCGACGTGCTGATGCGGGTGTTCGCATTCCCGGTGACCAAGGTCATTGAGGATGTCTTCCAGGGTGGAGACACGGTCGACTTCGAGGAAGCGTCCGAGTTCGGAGTGCCCCGGTCGGTGCGAAGCACCCCACCGACGTACTTCAGCCTCGGGTACTCCTTCAAATGGTGGGACATTGGAGCTCGCTTCACGTGGGAGTTCCTTGCTGAGTCTGATGCTCAGCAGGTGGACAACCTCAACAACCTGATCCTGGAAGCGGACAACCGCAACCAGTTCAACCAGGTGATGAAGCAGCTCCTGAACAACGTCACCAGGACGGCGAGCATCAGTGGCAACAACTACTCGGTGTTCCCGATCTACAACGGTGACTCCACCGTCCCGCCACGGTACAAGAACACGATCCACGCAGCGAACCACCAGCACTTCCTGACATCCGGTGCTGCAACCGTGGACCCTGGTGACCTCACAGGCACTGGTTCCATGTACGCACACCTGTCGCATCACGGGTACAGCTGGCAAGAAGGTTCGGCTCTCATCCTGATGGTCAACTCTGCGCAGATGGCTACCATCCGCGGGTTCAAGGTTGGCGTCGGCGGTGCTGAGTACGACTTCATCCAGTCTGGTGCGATCCCGGATTGGGCCATGACGGCAACCGACATCGCCAACCTTCAGGACCGACCTGCGGCTGCGCCGCCTGGGACGTTCAATGGGCTGACGGTTCAGGGCCGCTATGGTCCATGGCTGGTGGTCGAGGATGACCTCATCCCCGCAGCGTACATGGTCGGATTCGCCTCCGGTGGCTCGCTTGCCGCGACTAACCTCATCGGCATCCGTGAGCACGCCAAGTCGAGTCTGCGTGGGCTGCGTCTGGTGAAGGGTCCTGACGCTGACTACCCGATCATCAACAGCTACTACCAGCGCGGATTCGGAACTGGTGTCCGTCAGCGTGGTGCTGGGGTGGTCATGCAGGTGACGACCAACGGTTCGTACACCATCCCGACCGGCTACACCTGGTAATCAGGAGGAGGTGACAGGACATGAGTCGAAACATCGATGAGAAACTCGCCTCTGGGGAAACTCTCAGTGACGATGACGTGGCGTATGCTTCGGATCACAACATCGCTCTTCCAGAAGAGTACGGTGCTGCGGTGAAGGAGCATCAGGCTGGAGTCGGTGAGGACGGAGGACGTCCCATCGAGCCCGTCTTCCAAACGGGACCAGCATTCGCCTCTCCTCAGGAGGCCATGGGTCCTGGCGTCTTCCTTTCTGAGGAGGAGCTGGATGGTCTCAACGTCGGACAGCTTCGTGCCATCGCTGAGGTCAAGGGAGTGGAGGTGTCTGGCCGCAAGGCCAGCATCGTCGCAACCCTGGCCAGTGGTGCCGAAGCAGCGACCGATGAAGAGGACGAAGAGGACGAGGGCTGATCCATGGCCACGCCGGACCAGATCGCCGAGGTTCGAAGGAACACCGACGAACGAGTCGATGAGAACTGGGGAGACCCAGCTATCTCGGCATTGATAGACGTCGGATCCGTTTCTTCGGCCTCGGCGGTCATCTGGCGACAGAAGGCAGCCCAGTATGCCGACCTCGTTGATGTGAGTGAGGCTGGAGCAAGCCATGCGTTCAGTGACCTTCACAAGAATGCTCTGACCATGGCGGGCCAGTACGATGCTCAGTATCAGGTCGAGGTTCAGGCATCCACTGGAGGGCGAGCAAAGGTCAAGGTGATCGATCGTGCCTACAACGACGAGTGATCTCCATGAGCGACAGACGCTTGCCTTCATCGATCAGTCACCGACCCATCTTGTGCTTCGGCGCAAGACCAAGGTGTCTGATGGCGCAGGCGGAGTGATGGTCTCGACTGAGACTGCGCTTGACCCACAGAGGTGTCGTGTGGTCGGGCAGAAAGTTGCAGCCAGCCGAGTCTCCGAAGATGGTCGGCAGGTTCCTGTCGATCGCGCCGTGGTCGGTCTGCCAACTCTCGACATCAAAGTTGGTGACACATTCACCGACGGCGACTCTGAGTACGAGATCCTCACCGTGCATGACAAGCCAACTTGGCGCACCATTGGATGGGCGGTGCGTCGTGGCTAGAGGGTCAAGCGCAAGTCTTGTGATCGAAAGCGACACGCTCACTCCGAGCATCAAGGCAGCCCCAGAGGTTGTCGACAACTACGTCGCGCAGATCATGAGTTACTTCGCTCCTCGAGTGGAGTCCTACGCACGTTCGAATGCTTCATGGCGAGACCGTACTGGGAACGCTCGAAGTGGGTTGCACGCGAGTGCGTCGCACCTGGGCAGTTCCCACGCGATTGAGCTGTCGCATTCGGTCCCGTATGGCATCTGGCTTGAGGTACGGTGGTCCGGTCGATACGCCATCATCAATCCAACCATCGAGAACCAGGGACGTGAGCTGATGGCCACGTTCCGTAACCTGATGAGCAAACTGTGATGGACTGGCGCACGTGGGTGTTCAATCGGATCCAATCGCTTGCAGGCGGCAGGGTCTTCAGCACGTTGGATGGTGCACCCGATGAACGGCCATTCATCGTCATCAGACTGGCTCAGGATGTTCCTGAGATCCATAGCAGCGAGGGTGGACAGTCCACAAACTGTCTCATCTGGGTCTATGATGAACCGGGAAGCTATCTCGGAATCGACACCTTGCTCAAGCAGGTCCGAACTGCAATCATCGGGCCTGTTGCTCAGAGCAATGGCATCGATGCCATCTGGCTCGGAGACAGCCAAGATCTCGCCGATGATGAGTGGGGCGTCATCACACGCAACGGAACATACCGACTCGTCGGAAGGATGGGGTAACAGATGAAGATCAGATACAGCGGTCCGTCCGATGAGCGGATCATCCGTCGTGAGGACTGGGAGGGGATTGACCCTGGATTCGGTGGACCCATCGACCACGAAACTGTGGTGTGGGACATGTCGAATGACTTCACCCAGAACCTCTCCGATCCGGCTGGAGAGTTTCTCATCAAGTACGACCGAGAGTTCTCGCTGGTTGAGCTGAAGAAGAAGTAGTCAATGGAGCTCAGATGCCCAAACACGCTACAAGCACTTCTTGAGGAAGGAGTGGTTGAGGTCAAGTGTCGGCACTTCAAATGCGGTGCTAGATCTGGCGTGGTTGTGCTTCATCGCTTCAACATCGAGACAGGCGAGCTGATCGAGACCAAGCGTTACAAGGACCCTAGCAAGGAGGTGAAACATGGCACTCGCAACCAACGCACTGCCCTTCGGTCTGCGTGATGTGAAGCTGTACGCTCTGGATGCTGTGGGTGAGAGCCCTGGCGCAGCGGTGGACCTGCCAGCATCACGAACGTTCAGCTTCGCTGAGGCTGAGGACTTCGAAGAGCTTCGTGGTGATGACATTGTGCAAGCTTCACACGGTGCTGGTCCGGTGGTGAACTGGACGATCGAGTCTGGTGGTATCAGTCTCGACGCGTACAAGCTCATGGCCGGTGGAACCGTGTCGTCGACTGGCGTCACTCCGAACATCGTGAAGACCTACGCCAAGAAGGGCACCGATGCCCGTCCATACTTCCAAGTGAAGGGACAGGTCATCAGCGACAGCGGTGGCGACCTTTGGGCCGTCGTGTACAAGGCCAAGTCTGACGGAGACATCGGTGGAGAGTTCACGGATGGTTCGTTCTTCTTGACTGGAGCAGACGGCAAGGGATACCCGAATGCTGCTGACAAGTTGTACGACTTCGTCCAGCATGAGACCGCCACAACCATCACGTAACATCGAGAAGGAGTGAATCATGGAGCCCATTGAGGCCACTCCCACTCCCGTCCAGGAGTGGAAGAGAAGTCAAGCACAGACGTCGGTTCCGTTCAAGGTTCCGTCGGGGAACACCTGCCTTGTCCGTCCCGTGTCTCTCAACATGTTCCTGAAGCAAGGCAGAGTGCCCAACGAACTGATGCCCCTCGTGAACAAGACCATCGCTACAGGTAGGCAGCCTACGGATGAAGAGCTAACTGCTACTCCGGAGATGCTTTCTGCGATGATCGACCTGATGGACCAAGTCGTGGTTGAGTGTGTTGAGCAGCCTCAGGTCCAACCAAGCGGTGCCCCAGATGCTCCTCGTGATGTCAACCTACTCTATGTCGATGAGGTTGACTTGGCCGACAAGGCTGCCATCTTTGCCTTTGCCACGGGTGGTGTCCGTGACGTAAAGTCGTTTCTTGAAGAATCGGATGGAGACGTACAGGCTCTTCGTGATGTCGAAGGAGTTCAACAGCCGACCGAGTGAACTGATGGACATCATAGACCCGTACACAGCGTGGTGTTTTGATGAGGCTGTGTTCACATGGGGCTCACATGTCCAAGCAGAGTTAGACGGTGTTGAAGGCAAGACCAGTCGTGATGTAGAGAGCAAGAGGAAGCTGATCATCAGGCGGATGCTGGGGCCAGAGCAGCAGACCAAGTTTGCTGATCCCGTTGCGATGGGACTAGTAGCGAAGGACTAGACATGGCCGAGTTTGGACTTGGAACTGCAAAGGGTCGAATCGAAATCGACACCAGCAGCGCAGAACGGTCGCTGCGTGGTCTCGGTTCGGCAACTACATCCGCCACCGGAACGATGTCCAAGGGACATCCTGTCCTTGGCATGTTTGCTCGTGG